GAGCCTGCTAATGATTACGGTGCTTATAAGGGTTAAGCTTCAAAACATCACAAAGTATATGAAAATGTTTTAGATGTTTTGTTAAGGGATGGGAAAATAACCACTACACCAGATCAGGAGTTAAAAGTAATTGAAACGATAGAAAAGATATATACATGGAGATATTAGTATTCACAGCCATACAAGGCAGACAGCAGATTACTGAATTGTTTTTAATGGGTATTGAGCGGCTTAAATTATATTCAGGTCATAATATCAGTTTGTTTTGCGTTGTAAGCGATAAGGCCGACATTGAGTTTTTAAAATCAAAAGGCGTTGATTACTGCGTACATGAGAACACCCCGCTATCGGATAAGTTTGATTACGGATTTAAGCAAGCAATAAAAAACAAGTTTGATTATTTGCTCACTTTAGGTAGTGATGATTTGATAGACCATAACATATTTAAAGACCATTACAACGCTTTAATGCAGTCTGGCAATGAGTTCTTTGGATTAAAACAGATTGGTATATTAGATTCAAATACATTAGATTGTTCATTGTATCAGTATTTCATGAGTAAATCTGATATGCTATTGGGTGCAGGCCGGATGCTATCATACAGACTTTGCCAGGAGTTTAAAGACAAACCTTTATACAACCTGAGAAAGAAAAATAATGGATTAGACTATGCCTCAGAAAATGAATTAAAGAAGATTGTTAAACCGACATTTGTTAAAACGAATAAGATATATTTAATTGACGTTAAAAGCGATGTGAATATATGGAGTTACAAGTCATTAAGCAGGAAACTAAGCCGGGTGGAATATGATAAATTAACTCACTTTCTATCAATAGAAGAAGATAACTATTTAAGGGTTTCAAATTATAAGATTGTAGCTGTTATTCCTGTTCATGGGCGGTTACCTTTGCTTAAACTGACTATTGAAAGGCTATACAAAAAAAACAAAGTTCATAAAGTTATATGTATAGGTTCTGAGAATGAAAAGAATACATGCCTGCATGCGGGGGCTGACTTTATAGAACATGAGAATAAACCATTAGGCAGAAAGTGGAACGCAGGCTTTCAAAAAGCTAAGATGTATGAGCCTGATGCGGTTTTATTTGTTGGGAGTTCAGATTGGATTAGTGATAATTGGATAGATTACATGGCAGTTTATCTTAAAGACTTTGATTTAATTGGTAAGCCTGATTTTAACTTATTTGATTATGGGCATCAGCTCAGGGCATGCCATTGGCCGGGCTATACAGACCATCGAAGGGCTAATGAGCCGATAGGCATAGGCAGGCTAATAAGTGCAAGGGTATTGAATAAAATGAATTGGCAGCCGATGGAAGATAAATTAGATTCATCATTAGACTGGTCAATGTATCAGAAAGTTTTAAATCTGATGGGCAATGTAAAATTAATTAAATCAGATTGTATTCAAAGCCTTTCATTAAGTACGCACCAATGGGAAAACAAGCATAAGTTTGAGGATCATTGGCGGGGCAAATTGCCGTCTAAAAAAATAGATGTTAAAGATATGATTGATTTATTCCCTGAAATAAAAAGACTATAATGCAGGGCTATGTATCAGAATCATTAGCGGGGTTGCCATTTATGGAAGTGTATAATTTAGAAGATTATACAGACAGTTTAAAGCCTGTTATGATGTTTGGCATGTATAGGGATGAAGATTTACAAGTTTTCATTAACCATCAATCAGATATTACATTAGTATGGCAGGGCTGTGATGGTAAAGACCTTAGTACTGAATGGGCTGATGTTATAAAACAAAAAGAGTGTAAGCACATAGCAATAAGCCATTGGATAAGCCGGAGTTTAAAAAAGCATGGCATCAAACACGAAGTAAAACCTATTTCAGCAACAAAACCAATTATAAACTTAAAGCCCAGAGGGGATGCCATCTATATTTATTCATCAGATTTAAGTAAGGATTCTGGGCGGTATCATGGCGATCATTTAATTAAAAAGATTAAAGAGCGCACCGGATTAGAAGTTATAAGAGCTACCATAGATACCTACACAAAGAAAGAATTGTTTATGATATATGAAAAATGTTTTATAAATTTGCGTTTAACAAAGTATGACGGATGCCCTAATACTAATTTAGAGATGGGTTTAATGGGCAGGCGGTCAATCTTTAACGGACAGATACCGGGTTCAATAAAGTGGAAAAACATTGATGATATTTGTGAAAGCATAATGAAGGAATACGAAATAAGAAAAGAAGATAACAGCAAAATAGCAAAAGACATATATGACTACCTTCGCAACCGATAATGCCCCTAACGATACAAGATTTTCTTCTACATTAAGAAAAGAGTGTACAAGGTGTTTGTTTACTAATGCAATAGCCTTTATTCATGATGATGGCGAGTGTGAATATTGCAAGCTGCATGATACATTAGAATCTCAATCAGATCCCGATAATTTATGGGATGCTATTGAAAAAATAAAAAAGGATGGTAAATACAAACAATATAATTGTCTTATAGGCATCTCAGGGGGCTTAGATTCATCATTATTGCTTTATATCGCTGTTGTTAAGTTCAATCTCAGGCCGTTGGTTATTCATTTTGACAATGGATGGAATAATAGCCAGGCAGAGCAGAACATGGCTAACCTTATTGAGTTTACAGGCGTTAATTCAATTACATATAGATTGGACGGCAGAGAATACAACGACCTTAATTTAAGTTTGCTTTATGCAGGTTTGCCTGATGCTGACATACCTAACGACATAGCAATGACAAAGCTAATGTATCAGACGGCAGACCATTACGGCATCAAATGGATTTTAAACGGCCATGACTTTAGAACTGAGGGCAGCACCCCTAAAGGATGGACTTACATGGATGCTAAGTACATTGAATCGGTATATGAAACCCATACAGGCAAACCACTTGTAAACTATCCTTTATTCACTTTTAAAGACCAGATAAAATACGGATTAAAAGGGATTAAACAAATCAGACCATTTCACTACATAAAGGATAGAACAGAGATTGAAAGCCAAATGAAACAGGCTATAAAATGGCAAGACTATGGCGGCAAGCATTGTGAAAACATCTATACTGAGTTTGTAGGGGCTTACCTGCTGCCTAATAAGTTCAACATTGACAAAAGAATAGTATATCTATCAGCAAGGGTGCGCAGCGGCACATTAGATAAATCAGAAGCTAAAATGATAATGCAGATTAAACCATACTTTGACCTTAAAAAATTAGGCGGGTGGTTAGAACAGTTACCTTTTGATGTTCTAAGAAATAAGATAGGGGATAGAGATGACTATGATAGATACAACTTTAAGAAATACAGGGCTGTTATTTGGCTTCTAATGAAGTTAAAGATAGTGCCTTATACATTTTACATTAAATACGCAAAGTGATGGCAGCACCAATAGGAAACCAATACTGGACATTTGCTGAGTTTAAAGGCAGAAAAAAGAAACTAACGCCTGAGGAATGGTATAATAAGGTAGTTCAGTACATGGAACATATGCAGACTCAGGTATGGGTCAAAAAAGAACCTATTAAAAGCGGTGAAATGGCAGGTGAATTAATAGACATACCAACTAAAACACCTTTAAGTATTGGCAGTTTATGTATTCATTCCGGTATAGATCAAAACACATTTTATCGCTATTTAAGTGAAAAAGGATATGAAGAGTATTGGGAAATCACAACATGGGCGAAGCAAACAATAGAGAATCAACAGTTTGAAGGGGCAACAGTTGGCGCTTATAATCCTAATATAATTGCAAGGACTTTAGGATTGGCAGACAAACAAGATATAAAGGTAGATGCTAACATTTCAGATTTAAAACTACCTGACTTTATTAAAAAATGATATTGAGTGTGTGTATTTTGGTAAATGGGGGTGTAAAAAGCCCTCATTTGCTTTAAATTAAAGTATTGATATTCATTAAAAACTATTGGCATATACTATCAAAGTATTATATTTGTGGCATGAAAAATTTAATAGAGATACAAAAACAGATTGCCGCTATCTATAATAATGATATGCAAGGTAATAGAAAACTTGCAGGTATATCAATATTGTATAGTAATGATACTATTGGTTTATCAATATCTGGTTCACATGAAGAAATATATACAGCGTTGGCGCAATTTTTATTTCAACAGCCTGAATATTTAGAAGTGTTTGCTTTAGCTGTTGAATGTGCATCAGATTACCACAATCAAAATAATACTGAATTTAATGGTATTGTTGGCGAAGCATGAAATACCCACAAATAAAACAGTCTAAACTTTCACATACTCAGATAGCTAAGGCGTTTGGTTATAAGAACGTCAATAGTTTTAGAAGTTCATCAGCACATCAAAGAATAATGAAAGGAATTCCGTATATTATTGAGGAACTAGACGAAGAAG